TGGAAGAATGACATTCAAGTGGCTGAGAAATGTGTATTGGCTTATGGAAATGGTCGAGCGTTACCACAGTCTGTATTTGATTCTGCAGTATCTATTACTTTTAACGTTGGTTGTGGTGCAGTTCGAAAATCAACCTTATTTAAATACCTTAATTCAGGCAAGTATGAGTTAGCTTGTAATGAATATCCAAGGTGGAATAAAGCTGGTGGAAAAGTTTTACCTGGCTTAGTTTCACGTAGAGAAAAAGAAAAGGCATTATGTTTATCTGATTTACATAAGTAAAGGTTAGCCGGTGCGGTTATGGGAGCTATTAAATCAGATGGCGAAAGCGTAAACAAAAGAGCCTAAACCGCACCGCTATTTATTATGGGGTTTAACATGATTGGTATCGGGCAATATATCAGTAACGGATTCACAAAGGTTTTATTGGTGTGCTCCGTTGTTTCTGCGTTTGTAATTCTTGCATTGAGTGGTTGGATTCATCATCAGTCAGTAACTATTGATGGATTGAATGGAAAGATTAAAACACACCAAGAAACAATTGCTGCACAAAGTCAAACGATCACTCGATTAGAAGAAGATGCTGAGCGAAATAGACAGCTCACATTTGAGCTAAGTCAGGTGGAGTCAGATGCAAGGAGTAAATCAGATGCAGTTATCAAATCTATACCGAAACAAATTAAAGCTAGCAGTGCTTTTAATACTAATGCTCCTAGCAATGTTATTGAGTTCTTGCGCCAGTAAACCTGTTGTAATGAGTTGCTCTCAAGTACCTGCAGCGTTGACCGCTCATTTAGATAAGACGGCATTTGCTGGTGATACTTATGGTGATGTAACAAAGTACGCGGTAATTTTAAAGCGAGAACGCGACATGTGTTTAAACCGAATTGATAAAATTCGGGAGTGGCAAACAGAGAAGTTAAGTAAATAAAAGGTGAGTGACAATACTCGCCTTTTTTATTTTGGTGGGAACTATGCCAGCAAGAATACCTAAAGCATGCAGAAAGCAAGGTTGTAAGAATACAACAATCAACAGCAATGGTTATTGTGATGAACATCAAGGTTGTGGTTGGCAAAGACATCAGAAAGGAAAGACATCGTCTCAGCGTGGTTATGGAGCTCAATGGAGAAAAATAAGATCAGTTGTGTTAGTGCGAGACAACTATCTGTGCCAAGAGTGTTTAAAGCAAGGTCTGTTTGTAACAGCTACAACTGTTGACCATATAACGCCTAAGGCTCACGGTGGTAGCGATGACTTAACTAACCTACAAAGTTTATGTAATTCATGCCATAAATTCAAAACAGCGCGAGAACGCTTGAAATAGTGTTTAAAGTGCGGTTGTTTTTGTAAGGGGAGGGGGTGGTAAAATCTCTATAGGTTTTGCCTATCGAAACCGCCCACCTAACTCTATTTTTACAACCGCGAAATTAAAAATTTAGGGTAAACGCCAAATGACAGGAATAGCAACAACGCCGGGGCGAGGAAGAAAGCCCACTCCGACGAAAGTGAAAGAGCGTCGCGGCAACCCCGGTAAAAGAAAATTAAATAAAGACGAGCCTGAGTTCAGTCCGTTTAACGAAAACACCCCACCGCCATCTCAGCTTAATACTGATGGTAAAAAAATGTGGGCCTTTATTCTAAAAGAATTACTATCCCAAGGAGTTCTACTCCAAACCGATCTTGAAGTAGTGACAAACTATTGCATTGCATATCAGAATCGTAATCGTGCTTGTAAAGATGTTGAAAAATACGGCACGTTTGTTGAGAACGGGAATGGTGGATTATCGAAAAATCCTGCTTTTACTGTTTTGAATGAAGCGTTGAAACAGATGACTACATTCGGAGCGTTGCTCGGACTTGACCCAAGCAGTCGACAACGATTGATAGGTAAGGTAGATGAGCAAAATCACAATCCATTCGCGGAGTTAATGCAATGACAGATAATGTAAAAAAGGCAATTAAATATGCCAAAGATGTTATTGCTGGCAAAATTCCAGCTTGCCGATTTATTGTAAAAACCTGTCAGCAATTCATTGATGATTTAGAAAAGCAAAGTGCGGTTAAATTTCCTTATTATTTTGATGAAGTTAAGGCCGAAAAAGCGTGCAAATTCATTCAATATCTGCCACACACAAAAGGCGAGTGGGCATCAAAACGACAAAATATCACGCTTGAACCGTGGCAACTCTTCATTATGGCAAATACTTTTGGGTGGTTGCGTAAAAGCGACAATCTGCGTCGTTACCGTGAAGTTTATGTTGAAGTACCCCGCAAAAACGGTAAATCAGCTATTTCTGCTGGTGTCGGCTTGTATATGTTCTGCATGGATAATGAGTTTGGCGCTGAAGTTTATTCAGGCGCGACCACAGAAAAACAAGCATGGGAAGTTTTCCGTCCTGCTCGATTGATGTGTAAGAAAACCGATCTTCTTTGCTCGACTTTTGGTATTGAAGTTAATGCCTCTAACTTAAACCGTCCTGCTGATGGTTCTCGTTTTGAACCGCTTATCGGTTCACCTGGTGATGGTGCATCGCCTAGTTGTGCGATAGTGGACGAATACCATGAGCATAAGAATGATGAGCTATATACCACAATGTTGACTGGTATGGGTGCGCGTAAACAACCGCTTATGTTTATCATTACGACTGCAGGTTATAACATCGAAGGTCCTTGTTACGACAAACGCAGAGAAGTAATTGAAAAATTATCCGGTGCAATTCCTAATGATGAGCTATTTGGGATCATCTATACAATTGATGAAGATGATGATTGGACAGATGAAAGCGTATTACGTAAAGCGAATCCAAACTTTGATGTGTCAGTGTATGGCGATTACCTAATTAGTCAGCAAAACAAGGCAATTAATAATGCACGCCTTACTAATACCTTCAAAACTAAACACTTGAATGTATGGGTGTCAGCTAAAGAAAGCTATTTCAACATGGTGAGCTGGGAAAACTGCAAGGATGAAACATTATCACTTGAAGATTTCCAAGATGATGATGTTGTGCTTGGCCTTGATATGGCGCGTAAGCTTGATATGAACTCGCTTGTTAAAGTGTTTGCTCGGGTTATTGATGGTAAGCGGCATTATTATTGTATTGCTCCAGAATTCTTCGTTCCGGAAGATACTATCTATAACACAGATACCGCTTTAAAACGAGTGGTGGACAAATATCAAAAATGGGTAAACAGTGGACATTTGACTGCAACAGATGGTGCGGAAGTTGATTATCGAGAGATAGAAGAAGTCATCAAAGATACCAATCAAGAACATAGAGTTTCCTGTGTTGCAATTGACCCGCATGGAGCGATAGCAATCAGCCATAACTTAGCTGATGAAGGACTGAACCCTATAACCATTACACAAAACTACACCAACTTATCCGACCCAATGAAAGAATTGGAAGCGGCAATTGAATCAGGTCGTTTCCATCATGACGGTAATCCAATTATGACGTGGTGTATTGGTAACGTGGTTGGAAAGACGGTTCCAGGAAATGATGATGTAGTGCGCCCAATTAAAGAAATTCCAGAAAATAAAATAGACGGAGCGGTGGCTCTAATGATGGCAATCGGTCGCATTATGTTGAGCACTGATGATGAAAACTTTTTCCCGAATGAGGTATTAGAACTATGAGAACTGTCATTTTAGATCTTTTAGGTCTAACAGGCTTTGGCTTGATGTCTTATGGAGTGTATCTCAAATATGGGGCAGATATTGCATTAATTGGTATTGGGGCATTATTACTGCTTTTAACTATTTTGGCATCGAGAGGTAAACAATGATTTTTGATAAATTATTTAGCACTCGTTCACTGGAAAATCCAGCGGTGCCATTAAGTGCTGAATCAGCTTACGAAGAGATATTCGGAATGCAGCCGACTAAATCAGTTAGTCCTGATTTGGCGATGAAGTTATCTGCTGTTTATGCTTGCGTTTACGTGTTGTCGAGTTCGGTCGCACAATTACCGCTACACGTTAAGTGTAAGAGTGGAGACAAAGTAGAAACAGTAAAAGATCATCCGGCATATTACCTGCTACATGATAGTCCTAACGATTGGCAGACATCTTATAAATTGCGTGAATATGCACAAAGTTCTGTTTTATTGTATGGAAATGCTTATATCCATATTGTTCGTAATAAAAACGGTGAAGTTGTCTCGCTTGAATCGTTAGAGCCGTGGAAAGTGCAGTTGCTTAAAAACGGAAGTCGCTATGTTTATGCTTACTACGGTGACGATAAGACAATGAGCATGTCTCCCGATGATATTTTACACATTAAGTCACTCGGGCCATCAATAAAAACAGGTAAATCAGTCATTCAAACTCATGCTGAGACGATTGGCTTGGGGTTAGATGCTCGAAAATTTGCTAGCGGTTTCTTCGGTGGAAATGCTCGTCCTGCAGGTATTCTTTCGGTTAAGACACCGCTGAATAGCAATGCGTGGGAAAACTTTAAAAAAATGTGGCAAACCGCACAAGAAAAGCTGAGAAGTGAAGAAAATAAAACAATATTACTTCCTGCTGAGCTTGATTACAAGGCTTTGACCGTGTCACCAGTCGATACTGAGCTTCTTTCGATGATGAAGCTTAATCGTTCAGAGATTGCTGGTATTTTTAATGTTCCAGCACACATGATCAACGATTTGGAGAAAGCGACATTTTCCAACATCTCAGAACAGACAATCCAGTTTATTCGATTCAGCGTGATGCCATGGGTTGTCAATTGGGAACAGGAACTAAACCGAAAAATCTTTACCGAAGCAGAGCGTAAAGCGGGTTACTTCGTGAAGTTTAATCTTGCTGGAATTATGCGTGGTACTGCAGGTGAGCGCGCAACGTTCTACCATGCAGCCATCACTGATGGTTGGATGTCGAGAAACGAAGCTCGTCAGCTTGAAGATATGAATCCGGTTGATGGACTGGATGAAATGCTAGTCAGCGTGAATGCGGCAAAACAAGCAAATAATAAACAAACGGAGAACACAAATGAGTGATGTAGAAAAGCGCTCCTACGCAGGCGAAGTGCGAGCGGAAAGCCGAGATAATGAGCCTACGCACATTATCGGTTATGGTTCCGTGTTCAACACTATGTCTGAAGTAATGTGGGGTTTTCGCGAAATCATTATGCCAGGTGCATTTGATGATGTGCTTGAAGATGATGTGCGTGGGTTGTTTAATCACGATCCAAATTTCATTCTAGGGCGCAGTAAAGCGGGCACGTTGAGTCTATCAGTTGATGAAACTGGCCTTAAATACGACATTATTGCACCAGATAATCCAACTATTCGAGATTTAGTTATTGCACCGCTAAAACGCGGTGATATTACTCAATCATCCTTTGCGTTTAAGATCGCACGTAATGGAGATGAATGGTATGAAAATGATGATGGTGTAATCATTCGTGAGATTCATAAAATCTCGCGTCTTTATGACGTCAGTCCAGTGACTTACCCCGCTTACCAAGAAGCGAGCAGTACAGCTAGATCTCTTGAAGCGTGGAAAGAAGCTCGAGACTCAGGAACAATTGCTAAAGCGGTATCACAAAAAGCCGCACGTGAGCGTTTTTTAAGCTTGCTTAGCGCTAAATAAAAGTAATTTTTATCAATACGAGCCGCAATAATGCGGCTTTTTTCATTTAAAAAAGAGGAAAAATCATGGCTAAATTACATGAACTTCAAGAAAAACGTCGTAATATCGCGGCTCAAATGCGTCAATTGAATGATGAAATTGGCGAAAAAACATGGACTGAAGAACAACGTACTAAGTGGGATTCAATGAAATCCGAGTTAGGCGGTGTTGAATCACAAATTGAGCGTGAAGAATCATTACGATCAACGGATGCTTTATTTGTTGAAGAGCAACGTCAAATTGAAACTGAATCAAAACCAGTTATTGATGTAGAAGTTAAACGTTCCCAAGCATTTAATTCGTTCTTACGTCGTGGCTTAGGCGAATTAAGCCAAGAAGAACGTCAAGTTATGGCAGAACTTCGTGCGCAAGCGGCTGGCACGGACAATAAAGGTGGTTACACCGTACCTAAAGAAATGCAGGCTCGTATTGCTGAACAAATGAAAGCCTTTGGTGGTATTGCAAGCGTTGCTCAAATTCTTAACACTGCAGACGGTCGCGTTATTACTTGGGCAACTGCAAACGGCACTGCTGAAGAAGGTGAATTAATTGGTGAAAATGCGGCAGCAACTGAACTAGATACTGAATTTGGCACAGCTGAGCTTGGTGCGAAAAAACTCTCATCAAAAATTATCCGCGTATCAAACGAATTGTTACAAGATTCAGGTGTGGATATCGAAGAGTATTTATCTCGTCGAATTGCAGAACGTATTGGCCGTGCAGAAGCCAAATACTTAATCCAAGGTACTGGCGTTGGCTCTCCTGCGCAACCTAAAGGCTTACAAACTGCAGTTACTGGTGTAACCCAAGCGGCAGCCGCTGCCGTTGCATGGCAAGATTTTAACGCATTAATCCACTCGGTAGATCCTGCTTACCGCAATGTTGGCAATACTCGCCTTGCTTTCAACGATAACACGTTAAAAACATTGAAAGAAATGGTGGATGGACAAAAACGTCCGTTATGGTTGCCTGATGTGGCTGGCGTAGCGCCTGCAACCATCTTAGGCCATCAATATGTGATTGACCAAGGCATCGAAGATATTGGTTCAGGTAAGAAATTTGCTTACTTTGGTGATTTCAGCCGTTTCATCATTCGTCGCGTATCAGGTATGACATTGCGTCGTTTAGTGGAACGTTACGCAGAGTTCGACCAAGTAGGTTTCTTAGCGTTCCATCGCTTTGACTGCGTACTCGAAGATGTGTCAGCAATTAAAGCATTAACAGGTAAATAGGTAAAAGTGCGGTCAGAAATGGCCGCATTTTTTATTTGGGGGATGAATGGAAATCACACTAGACGAAATTAAGTTGCAATGTCGCATTGATAATGATGAGGAAGATGATTTGTTGTCAGCCTATCTAGTTGCAGCAAAGGCGATGGTTGAGAACCACACGAATAGAGTGCTTTTTAATACATTGCCCGAAGAAAAACCGATTAATGCACAAGAAATCACTGGTGATTTGAAAATAGCTATATTAATGCTGATCGCTTACCTATATGAAAACCGTGGTGGATGGAACGAAGGGCAAGGTGTAACAAACTTTGATTTACCTCCAACTGTTAAAGCCATCATTGAGCGTTATCGTTTTATAGATGTGTAGGTGATTAAGATGAATATAGGAAAGCTACGTCACAGAATTACTTTGTTGAGACAAGTTAATGAAGTGAATGATTATGGTGCAACCGCTCAAACATGGAAGAGAGTAGCTACTGTTTGGGCTGATGTTAGACCGTTATCAGGTCGAGAGTATTTTTCAGCCCAGCAAGTACAGTCTGAAGTTACCACTCAAATATGGTTACGTCATATAGATGGCATTAAACCCACAATGAAGGTTAAGTTTGGAAAAAGAGAATTTGAAATTCTTTCCGTGCTTAATACTCAAGAGCGTGACGTGTCTTTACAGCTTATGTGTAAGGAGATAGGTAATGTCTAATCTGACTGTGAAAGTTACTGGTCTTAAAGAGTTAGGGAAAAAAATGAATGACCTTGGAAAGAAAACAAAAGGTCGTATTTCTGTTGACTCAATGCGAAAAGGTGCTGTGATTATTAGGGATAAGGCAAGAGCCAATGCACCAACTTTACAAGAGAAAGTACCCCATCGGAAACGTGGCACTTTAAAAAGAGCCATACTTGAAAGTACAAAGGTTGATAAGTTCGGAAATGTCCGATCTAAAATCTATGTTCGAAAACTTCGAAGTAAAACTATTGAAAACTTTAAAGTTAAAACAGGTAAAGGTGGCGCTAAAAACCCTAACGATCCTTATTACTGGCGATTTATAGAGTTTGGAACATCAAAAATGCAAGCCAGACCGTTTTTGCGTCCAGCATTCTCAACTAAAAAAAATCAAGTATCGCGAGAAATTATTAATAATCTGCGCAATAACATTTTTAGAGAGGCTGGTAAATGATTCAAAAGAAACTCTTTAATGCTCTAAATCCACTGGTGTCAGGTCGTTGTTTTTATGGGTTGATCCCTGAAACAAATAGTACCTATCCAGTCATCGTATATCAATTCCCAACAATATCACCAAATTCAGCGTTGGAAGATGGGGATTTGGATGATTTCACGGTGCAGATTGATGTTTATAGCAAAAATCCTGATGACATTTTCGCTCTGCGAAAGGCTATTTTTACCGCACTTGAAACGGCATTTGATTATGCCGAGAGAGAAAGTGATTTCAGCGACTACGAACCCGATACAAAATTACATCGTCGGGTAATAACTTATCAAATTGCTTATGGAGAATAAAACATGGCAGCAAAAACCACACCGTTCCAAAAAACACGGTTTTATATTGGCACATCCGAAGATGTCGGTAAGAAAATTACAGCTTGTGCTGTAACACCAAATGCAACAATTACTGTCCCATCAAGCGGATTCAAAACTGGTGATTGTGTCTTAGTTACCGGCTTGGGTGCACTAGATGGATATTATCCAGTTAAATCTGTTGCGGCAGATGTAATCACATTGGCCGATGAAGTTGATTGGTCAGCGTATGATCAACCAACAGTATTTACTGATGCTAAAGCGGCATTAGTGAAATGGTCAAATAATTTCTGTGAGCTCCGAAATTTAGAGCGTAGCGAAGATACATTGACCGAAGAAGATGTGACTACCATGTGTGATGATGGCAAAGCCACCGAAGCAGGTGAGTTTGAGTACGGTGAGACTCAGATGAAGTTCTTTACTGCGCCAACATCCGAAATGCAAAAATTATGCCGTAAAAAATTCTTTTCGAAATCGAAGTTCCCTTTCCGTTTAGTTTTCCCAAATGATCAAGGCACGATGTATGGCACTGGTTATTTCAAATCTGGCAATGGTTACTCCGGTGAAACTATGGGTAAATTTGAAAGCGGTGCGACTATTAAGCATACAAAACAGGAGTACCATTTACCTGTAGCTTAATAATAAAAAAAAGCCAAGAGTGATCGGCTCTTGGCTTTAATTATTTGATTAACCTTTAATGCAGGAGAAGTTTACCTGCGAGTAAATTTTAACCATAAAATAGGGTAAATACAATGGATTTGAGAAACAAATTGTTGAAGCATAAACCTAAAGTAACCGAAATTGAAATTCTTGGCGAAAAGTACTATGTAAGAGCATTAAGTGTCGGTGATGTGAACCGTGGATTGTTTGGCCAGCACAAACTATTGTGTGATATTGCAAAAGCACAAGGTATTGAGCTTGATTATGATGATCCTGATGAATTAGGCAAGCAATTAGGAAAAGTTTACGATCCATATCGTTTAGCTCGAAATCTAGCCCTCCGCTTATGTGACAAAGATGGTAATCTATTGTTTGACTTTGAAAATGAAGATGATTTGAAAGCATTATCAAGCCTAGATAATGAAGTTTCCGAAAAATTAAGTCGAGCATTGATGGGCGATGAACCAAAAAACTTAATGACCGACGCAAGTTCCAAATAACTTTATCGCTTGCGTTGGGCAAAACGTTAGAAGAAATCGAACAAATGCCTGAAAAACATCTTCAGGAATATATGCTGTTTTATCAAGAGCAGCCATTTGGTTTGTGGAGAGATGATTATCGCACAGCACAGATTGCTCATTTGTTAGCGTTAATTCATAAAGATCCAAAACAGAAAGCCACAACATTGAACGATTTAATGCCATTTTTCAATGAAAATAAGGCATCAGAAGATAAAGAAGATGATGGCGTAGAGTCTTATTTGTTAAATCGTTGATTATTTAGTAAAAAAGTTGAAAAAATTAGCTACTCCCTATTGATTAAAATGAATGTATTTTGTACAGTATAGGTAAGTAAATAAGGAGGGGTTATGTTTAAAGATGAAATTAAACTTATCCATTGGTTGGGTAAAGAGGCTATTGCGTTTTTAGCTTTATTCTTTGTATTACCTATCATTTTTATCTTGGCTGTAACAGGCATAACCTTGAAAATTTTACTCGGTGTTTCTCTGGCTTACATTACCTTTTTTATTTTTGCAAAAGTTGCTATGTTTTTCTTTATGAAGAAAACTGAAAATGAAGTGCTACAGCAAATTGAAAAAGAAAACGAAGTTAAGTACGTCATCATTAAATAAATAGTTAGTGTTTGTATAGAAAGCTCGCAATATGCGGGCTTTTTTTATTTCTGGAGAAAATATGTCATCACTCGGTAGTTTGTATATTGGGTTAAGTCTCGATACAGTCCAATTTCAGAATGGATTGAGTAAGTCGGAGTATCAGACCCGAAAATTTACTAGACAATTTGAAGCTAATTTTTCTCGCGCTCAAGAAAAAGCACGTCAGTTCTCAGAACGCACTACACAATATTTAAATAATATTGAGAAAGCCGCCAATAACATCAATTCGACAACAAAATGGAGTTTTCGCCTTGATAATTTAGGTAGAGCGCAAGATTTGTCAAAGCAAGCTATTGCAATGATGGATAGCTACACTGAGTTACAGAACCGTATTAGACTGGTGACTCATAGTCAGACAGAAATGGCTCAGGCTACAGAAAGCGTGTTTGATATATCATCTCGAACCAATCAAGCTGTTGGCGCAACCGCTCAAATCTATCAACGTTTTGCAAAAAATGCTGATACTTTAAATATTAGTCAGCAAAAAGTCGTAGAACTAACAGAAACTGTATCAAAAGCAGTCGCTTTATCAGGTGCCGCACAAGCGTCATCAGAAGCGGCATTAATGCAGTTCGGTCAAGCTTTGGCTAGTGGCGAGTTGCGCGGCGCTGAACTTAATTCTGTAATGGAACAAACACCGGCTTTAGCACAAGCTATTGCAGATGGTTTAGGTGTTAGCGTTGGCGCACTTAAAGATATGGGTAAAAATGGTGAGTTATCTATCAACAAAGTGATAACTGCACTTGAAAAAGCAAAATCATCTGTGGATAGTGATTTCGAGAAACGTGTAAAAACACTCTCGATGTCATACACCAATCTCGAAACATCATTTATTAAATATGCCGGTGAAGCTGACCGCACTTATGGAATCACACAAAAACTTGGCGAGAGTGTAGATTTTGTTTCGAAAAATCTTGATCAATTAATCACTGCAGCAGTTGTTTTAACTGGTGCCTTAGCCGTTGGTAGAATCAGCCAGTACAGTGCAGAGTTAGCAAAATCAGGTATTATCAGTGCAAAAAATGCTTTAGCCCATACAGCAGAAGCAAAAAGCATTTATGAAAGAGCAACAGCAATGCGAGCTGCTGCACAACTTGAAATGTCTAGTTTGACCGCACAATTACAGCTTGCTCAATCTGAACAAACTCGATTTGCATTGCGTGAAAGAATGAAAGTTCAGTCTGCTCAAATTATTGCACTTGCAGAAGCAGAAGCTGCAGCAAAACGGAACCTTGCCACAGCAACTAATCTTGCAACGATGGCGGCAAAAGGTTTGCAAAGTGTAATGGCTTTACTTGGTGGCCCAGCAGGTGTTATTGGTATTGCGGCTACCTCATTATTATTTTTCAGTTCACAAGCGGCAGAAGCTCGACAATGGGCATTAGATACATCTGTTGCTAATCAAGCTTTAGCCGAATCTTATGATCAAATCACCGAAGCGGCATTATCAATTAAAATTACTGAACAGCTTGAAAATGTCAAAAAATATTACGCTGAAATCGAAAAATTAAAAGCGGGAATAGCGACAAAACAGGTTGGTGCAGATTTTGATGGTATTAGCGTTGGTGGAAATGCAAATGATGCCGAAATCGAAAGTTTAAAAAACAAAATCCAAGTAATTAAAGAAAATGCCGATGTTGCAAGACAGGCACTTGAGAAAATGCTTTCGCCACTTGGCGAGAAGATGTTACGAGCAGGTAAAAATGTTGATGAAGTGCGGCAGAAATTCAAGTTGCTTGGTGTATCAGCCGAAACTGCAGATAACATTATAGCTAACTTGCCAAAAAGCTTTAATGATACGGCTAATAGTGCAAATAAAGCGGCAGATAAGACGTTAGATTTAAAAGATGCGATGGAAAAGCTGAAAGAGAAATCTACGTCTCTTGCTCAAAAGCTTGAAGTTGCAAAACTCAAACAGCAAGGTCAGGCAAAATCTGCTTATGTATTGGCCGGTCTTTATGAGTTACTCGGCAAGGAAGGCGCAGAATACAACGAAGTATTAATTGGTATTGCTACAGGCACAATTACTGCAGCTAACGCGGCAGATAAAGCTGTCGGATTATCGCTTGAAACACTAAACAAGATTTTAGCCGGTAAAGCAACATTGGAAAAAATGTTTTCCGATGAAACCAAAGTGACAACAATTGAAACGCAAATCAAAGAAAGCCACAAAAAATCAGGTGGTCGAAAATCATCAGGCGAAAATGCTCGAGATAGTTGGTTAAGTTTCTATGACGAAATTCGTAAGAAAAGTAGTTCTAGTCTTGCTGAAATTGACTTGGAACAAACAAGAATGTTACAGCGCTTAGAAGAGCACAACAAAAAAGGTGTTGTATCTCACCAAGAATATGAAACAGCAAAAACAGCTATCACCGAGCGGTTTGCTCGTCAACGGTTAGAACTTGCAGGGAAATATGCGCCAGAGAAATTATTACGTGCGAACTTAAATGATGAGTTAGCGGTAGTTGAAGAGCTTAAAAAAGCAGGACAGCTTACAGGTGGTGAAGCTAATACTGCTGAATTGCAATTGAAGTTTGATTATGCTCAAAACAGATCTCAAAGTGCGGTCAATCCATTAGATCAATTACGCGCACTTTATGATCCGCAACAAGAGCTAATTAATCAACAAACGCAAGAGCTTGCTCAGCTCCAAGCATTTAACGATCAAAAGTTAATCACGGAAGAAGAATTCCAGCAACGCAAACAACAAATCATTGATAAATACAAAAACAACAAGATCCAAAAGGAAATGGAATCGTATGCTACAGGGCTCAATGATTTGGGTGGCGCTTTTGGCACTCTTGCATCTATGGTTGAACAGTCTGCAGGGAAACAATCTGCCGCTTATAAAGCAATGTTCGCTATCTCTAAAGCATTTGCGATTGCTGAAGCAACTGTAAAATTATCACAGGCAGTAATGCAAGCAATGGCTGATGACACCGCGTTTACTCCTGCTCAAAAATTTGCAAATATGGCAGCGGTTGCAGCGGCTGGTGCTAATGTTATCTCTCAAATCACTAGCGTAGGCTTTGCTAAAGGCGGTCATGTTGTTGGCGAGGGTACAGGAACAAGCGATTCCATATTGGCTCGATTATCTAACAACGAATTTGTTATGACATCCCGCACGGTTGATCATTATGGTGTTGGATTTATGAATGCCTTAAACCAACGAAGATTTCCTAAATTTGCAAATGGCGGTCATGTTGGTGGCAAATCTGATAGTTATGACGGATTGTTTAGCGGTGGTGGAGCATCAACTAATAACGAAGTATCAATAACAATAAATATTGATAAAAACGGAAATGAAAGTGTGACTGCTGAGCAAAAAGCCGCACAAGGTAAAGAGTTGGCACTAGCAATCCAAGCAAATGTACTTGAAGTGTTAAGAAAACAACGTCGTCCAGGTGGAATGCTTGGATAAGGAGATGAGATGGCTTTAAAAACATTACCTTGGTGTCCGCAGCCTGGTTATACGGTTGATGAAGAGCCAAAGCGGAAAGTGCTTAATTTTGGAAATGGCTATCAGCAACGAATGGAAGATGGAATTAATGCTCTTTTGAGAAAATATTCTGTTGCCTATAAGGTTAAAAATAGCCAATCAGTAGCGTTTCGTCAATTTATGAAAGAGCACGGTGGAGTCCGTGCTTTTTATTTTAAAGACGTTGCGCTAAATGGGGAGTTAGTTAAAGTTGTTTGTACTAAATTTCCTCGCCAAATTGGATTGACTCACACAACCTTTAACTGTGAATTCGAAGAGGTAGTGTAAATGCCTAAAAATTTACCTAAGAAAATGACCGCACTTTTGCCTGAATTAGAGCAAGGTGCGCTTATTGAATTGTGGGATATTGATTTACGCCATATTACTCCGACTAACGGTTCTAATACTGCAGGTGAATTGTACCGATTTCACAACGGTTTAAACCAAGGGCGAACCAATATTTGGTGGCAGGGGAATGAGTATCAAGCCTATCCAATTAAAGCCGATGGATTTGAAATTAGTGGACAAGGTCCAAGTTCTCGTCCGACATTAACAGTATCTAACCTATATGGAATCATTACTGGCATTGCGGTTAATTTAGGACAAGGCGTTGGTGGTAAAGTTACTCGTAGATTGGTTTATGCTCAGTTCCTTGATGCTCGCAATTTCGAAGGTGGCAAAAACGCTCAGGCAGATCCTACACAAGAAGCTGTGAGTTATTACATCATTGAGCAATTAAAAAGCCTTGATGATAAACAAGCTACTTTTGAACTGGCATCACCTGCAGAAACGGATAACGCAAAAATCCCGCTGTTGATGATTACATCGGATGTTTGTATTTGGCAATATCGTTCGCCACAATGCGGTTATACAGGTGGACCTGTTGCCGATGAATTTGATAAACCAACGAACGACCGTAAAAAAGACAAATGCTCACATTGTATCCGTGGTTGTAAATTGAGATTTGGTGAGAATGCTGTATTACCGTTTGGCGGTTTTCCAAGTACAACCCAGTATGGGAATTGATCATGATTATTCCGGATAAATTAAAAAAAGAAATACTGTCACACGCTAAAAGTACAGAGCCACAAGAATGTTGTGGCTTTGTTGTATTTAAAGACGGTTTTTCTTACATCCCTTGCGAAAACATCTCACACGATCCTGTTAATTTTTTTGAAATATCGCCAGATGATTTTCTTCTTGCTGAAGAACGTGGTGTCATTGTAGCGCTGGTGCATTCTCACCCTGATTCTGCTTTTGAAAAAGGATTGCCATATTTATCCATTGCTGACAGAGAATGTCAGGTTAGAACACAGTTAGATTTTTGGCTGGTGGTGGATGACGACATTAAACAGTTCCGTTCTATTTCACCGCTGATTGGTCGTCAATTTGAAAACAATAAACAAGATTGCCGAAATATCATTCTTGATTGTTATATGTTAGCCGGTATTGAATTGCCCGATCAATCCACTTACGAATTTGAATGGTTTGAGCATTCCAATTTATATGAAGAAGGCTTGGCTCGTTGTGGATTTGAAAAAATTCCTTTTGATGAAGAACCGCAGCTTGGCGATGTGATTTTAATTAAAGTCGGTGCAAGTTTCGCTAATCACGCAGGAGTGTATCTAGGTGATCAGATGATGGTTCATCATAGTGAAAGTCGTCTCTCTGCACGTGTGCCTTATGATGGCTTTTGGCTTAATTCAACGCATTCAATTTGGAGACATTCAGAATGGCAAAAATTACATTTCATGGCAATCTTAAACGATTTAGCGATGAACCATTCGAGCTTGATGTAAGCAACTTCCGAGAGTTAATGAGTGGCTTAATCACTCAAATTCAAGGACTAAGATCGCATCTTAGCAAAGGGTATTACAAAGTTAGAATTGGTAGAAAGTATATAAGCAATGAACAATTAAAAAATAACCCAATAATTGATCTTGATGATAACTCATCCGTACATTTTACACCCGTTATTACTGGTGCTGGTAAAGCGGCAGGTGTAATTCAAGCCGTTGTTGGGGTTGTGTTAATTGCTGTTGCGTGGTGGAACCCGTTAGGTTGGTCAGCTGGTGGGGTAATGATAGCTGGAGCAATGGGAGCATCACTTGCCATGTCTGGAGCTATATCTCTTTTAACGAGACCGCCAGATATGGGTGGTGGTGCTAATGAAAGTGAAAAGAAACAAAGCACATCATTCAGCAATCTTCGTAATTTAACTCCACAAGGGAGACCTATTCCGTTATTGTACGGCAAGATGATGACCAGTCTTGTACTGGTGTCTCAAGGGATTGAAACATTTGACGATGTTTAGGTAGTAAATCAGTATATCACTAATAAATTTAACCGCTTATAGGTACTGCTTATAGGCGGTTTTCTTTTAAAGAGGTATTTATGGGCGGTAAAAGCCAAGGTTCAGCGCGCACACCACATGAAGCACCAGATAGCCTTCGTTCTTCACAACGATTACGTGCTATTGGTTTAATCTCTCTTGGGCCAATTAAAGGTCCAGCCAATAAATGGAAATCAACTTACTTTGACAATACGCCAATCCAAAATGCAAACGGTGTTGATGATAATGATGAGTCAAGTTTCAATTTCAAAAACACAGAGATAGCATATACACTCGGCACACAGGATCAAATGCCGCTACAAGGCTTTGAAATGTCAGAGCGTGAAGTATCAGTTGGCGCTGAAATTAAAAATGTTACCCCTGTAACAAGAACTGTCATTGATCCTGATGTGACACGTCTCAGAATCACATGTGGCGTAAGCGCGTTATTTTCTCAAAATGAGAATGGCGACACAGAGGGAACATCTGTATCACTTGAAATCTTAATCAATGGGCTTCCACGAGCAGTAAAAAATATTAGTGGTAAATCATCATCTCGTTTTTATCGCAGTTATATCATTGATAATTTACCGCCTAAACCATTTACCATTACAGTCAAAAGATTAACGGCTGATAGTAAATCACAGCGGTTACAGAATGGCACTCACTGGGTCAGCTATACAGAAATCATTGATACCAAACTGTCATACCCAAATATGGCATTAATTGGCATTAAAACGGATTCACGCTATAACCCAAATTTCCCTAATGTAAATCTATTGCTTTATGGCCGACTAGTTAAAGTGCCAAGCACATATAATCCCGAAACAAGAACGTATGCACCTGGTATTTGGCGCGGTGACTGGAAAGAAGAGTGGACGGATAACCCCGCATGGATTTTTTACGACTTAGTCACTAATTCTTTAGCTGGATTAGGTAAACGAATTGGTGAATATGGATTAGATAAGTTTCAGCTGTATCAAATTGCAAAATACTGTGATGAATTAGTCGATGATGGATATGGTGGCAAAGAACCACGAATGGTATCTAATCTATGGATTACAGAACAGCGTGATGCCTATAACGTGCTATCAGACATGGCATCTGTTTTCCGCTCTATTGCAGTGTGGAATGGAACGCAGTTTTCAGCTACCCAAGACAGAACATCAGATCCAGTTTGTTTATATACTCAATCAAATGTAGTTGATGGTAAATTCTCTCGCCAATTTGCAGCAGGAAAGACAATTTTCACTGCGGTAGAAGTTGAATATGCCGATGAACGTAATTTCTATCAAAAAGCAGTTGAGTACGTTGCAGATGATTTAATGATTGCTCGCTATGGCTACAATGTTAAGAAAATTACAGCTTATGGCTGTACAAGTCGTGGGCAAGCTCACCGATACGGCAAATGGGTATTAGAAACATCTCGTCTTGAGCAATGTACTATTACCTTTGTAGTAGGTCGTCAAGGGTTATTGCATTTGCCAGGCGACATCATTGAAATTGCTGATAATGATTTTGCGGGTAAAACACTTGGTGGACGAGTTGTAGCGATAAACGGCAAGAAAGTAACACTTGATCAACCTGTAGAAATTACTGGTAATAGCTATTTAAGTTATCTCAATGATGAAATGCAGTTGGTGAAAATCAAAATCATCAATGCAGATAATACAAATAAATCGGTTGTTACATTAGAAACCAATCCTGTTGGTTTGAATGTAATGGATGATTGGGTATTAAAAACACCGCAAGTATCTACTCAGCTTTACCGTGCTCTCGGCATTACTGAAAACGATGACGGAAGTTATACCATAACTGCACTGCAGCATGAACCGCAAAAAGAAGCGATTGTTGATGGTAGTGCAAGCTTTGTGCCTGTTGTTACAACCATGCACAATGGACTAACAAAAGTAACTAATGCTGATGTAGTTTATAGTGCTGACGGTATAAGACTTACTTGGTCAGTACCCACAACAGATACGTTATTAACCTATGAAGTGCGGTTATATCGCAACGGAAAAGTTTTTAAAACATATCTAAACTTAAAAAATCCAGAAATATCATTTGAAGGATTGCCTGATGGTAGTTATACCGCAGAAATCAGAGCTAAAAACCAAAGTGGCCAACTGTCAGATCCCGTAACGCGATCATTTGAGATTAATCTCAATATTCCTAGATTTGTTACTAAATCCTTGTTATTTGCTATTGAGCTTGATTGGGATTTGCCTAAGACATTTACACCTGGATTTAGCACTGAGATTTGGCGTAGCAATATAAATGACATAAGCACTGCAGTGAAAGTGGCAACACTGCCATATCCTCAAAGTAATTATGTTCTTAATGGTGTGCCTTTATCAACAGGCTACTACTTTTATTTGAGAGGAGTAGATAAGCAGGGAAATAAAGGTGAATTTACAGAAGCAGTATTTGGTGAAGCTGATCATAACCCTGATAATTTGTTAAATGCGTTAGAAGGGAAAATTACTAAATCCCAACTTGGCCAAGAGCTCATCAACTCCATTAAAGCTGATATTAATAATGCAGTTGGGGAAGAAGCTAAAACAAGACAAACTGCTGTCGCTGGTGCATTAGCTAAAATAGCCGCACAAGCTCAATCATCAGGAACCGCAATAAAAAATCTTGAAAAAGCAGACCAAGCACAAGCTGAAACCATCAAAACTGTAACAGCGAAGGCCGAATCAGCTTTATCAGGTATTACTGCAGTAAGACAAGCTCAAGCGCAAAGTGATAAAGCGAATGCACAACAAATTAACGCATTAACCGCTAAAGTTGGAAATGCAGAATCAACAGTATCACAAGTGAGCAGTGCTGTAGCAGGACTTAATGGCAAAGTTAGCTCGATGCACACAATCAAAACGCAAGCTATTGCTGGTGGACGGACTGCTGTTGCCGGTATCGCACTTGGTGCAAATCAAGAAGAAAGCTCAGTCATTGTTATGGCTGATAAGTTCGGGATTGTTGCTAATGCTAATGATGGTAATGTCAAACCTGTATTTAGTGTAGCTGATGGTCAAGTAGGTATTCGTGGTGATTTAGTGGTTGCAGGTTCAGTTACACGAGATAAGTTATCATCTGGTGGAGGTGGGAATCTCTTAATGAACCCGCTATTTGATAATGACGCTTACGGATGGCGTGACGCTGGTGTAAAAGGCGGCGATTGGTCAAATTGCCCAAACGTTAATGTTGTACAACGCAGTAGAAATGATGCGAACACATATCATCCGAAGGGATTACAAAATGAGAGATGGAGACTTTTAACGTTTAGCGGAACGGAGACTCAATTCAACACGCTCGCTGATAGAATGCCTTGGGTTGATGTGATCCGTTGCATGGTAAGTGTTGTAAAAGATAAATGGTACATCTTTTCAAGTTATGTTGGCTGTCATTTCTGTGGCGGGCAATTACTCGTGGAAAAATATTCGGCCAATGAAAAATCTTATCTCGGTCTTATTGGTAGTGCTAATGTAAGCTCCGGAAATGTGACGGCTCCATTTCCGCAGTTTTTAGATGCACCAAGTGGATATTTTAAAAATGGTGTTGCGCAACATACTCCTCGGGCATTCATCAAGTTTCAGGCGCCAGAAACAGGAAAGGTGTTGTTGATATTTAGAATTAACAGATTTGTTAAAAATATAAAATATGCCGATGCTTATATGGCACGCCCAATGCTTGAAGAATGTCTTGCTACAAGCACTCAGCCTAGCCCATGGGTAAATGCCGGTGTAACCGAAGTGCATGGCGGAAGTATTATTGCCAATACAATCCGTGGCGATCACATCCAAGCTAATCAGGAAATTAGAGCGCCAAGAATAACTGGTGGGGTCATTACTGGTAATACCGTCAACGGTGCAACAATCAATGGTGGCACAGTAAAGGGTGCAGTGGTAAGCGGTGGCACAGTAAAGGGTGCAATTGTCGAAGGTGGCGTAATCAAAGCTGCAAGGCTTGAAGGTGTAACTGGTAAATTCACAGGGACGCTTGAGGTTAATCAGTTGGTTGGCGGTAATTTGTGTGAGGTTGCTATTATCACTGTTTATAGAACTCTTAGCTTCTATCAAGTGTGGATAAACATAGCCCCCTCACCTGTTAAGCGAATTTTCTTCATTGTTAATTCACACAAAACATTCACGGTTGAGGCTAATCAATCTCACAGGTTTTTATATACAAATCATGATGAAAATCCACCAGAGTTTTTTGATTTTAGAGATGGTCGTACCGCTAAAATATGCATTACAGCATACGCAGTATCAGACACAAGAACAATAACACAAGACTGGTAGTAAACATGACAACATTGGCAAAACGACAGAGCAAATTGATTTGGAGCAGATTTATGCTTATCTGAAATAAAACGGTCAAATCGTAATCTAGTTTGACTTAACTAAAACTAACCGCACTTTG